CCTGGGTAAGGACCGTGCGCAAGTGGAGCAGCACATGGATCAAGCAAAGTCTTCATGTATGCAATCTCCTCATTCTTAGCTTGCAGAATAAGAGAGCGGTCCCCAGCAGGTCCACCGGGAATGCCCTTCTTATTCTTCTTACGCCGTTGCTGAGAGGGAGGACCGAAGGCAGATTTATTGACGGCTTTGCCTGCCATAGCTGTTACCTGTTTAGGCATGATGTGGCTGTCTACTAACTGGGGATGATACAAAAGTGGGGAGAGATTGTAAGGGGCTAGGAAGCAAATGAACTTGTGACTCGGTGAAGTCGCGGGCCCGCAAACTGGCCTCAAGCTCGACCTGGAGATCGGGGAGGATACCAAAAGCCTTGTACATAGACGCGCGGGTAACGTCGACGTCAACAGCAAACTCTCGCTTAGCTGTGGCATGGTACTTCCAGCCCTGGTGTGTAGCCAGAATGCGGCTCACAACACCAGGTCTGGCCTCACTAAACAACATTGACCTGTAGAAAGCGTCCAGTATCGGAAAACTCTCATACAAAGCCAAGCCACAAACACCAGTGGCATGCCTGATCTCATCGAATGAGGCCCAGTCTTTATTTTCTACCAGGAGCTCGTCCTGTTTGAGGGCTTTATGTACATTGCGCACCATCATATGCGCTTGCCCAACACAAACAGGGCGGCTCTGGCAGAACTCTACATGTTCAATCTCATACACCGGTTCTTCCATCTCCATCTCAAATCCATACTCAAGATAAAACTGGTGGACATCAGCCAACTTGTGGAGATCACGTCTCTCTATAAAGAAACCACAATCATCACCGTCATTGATGAACCTGTACTTCACACCCAGGCCTTGCAGGTACTCGTATGACATGGCGCACACTATGAAAACATTTCCTAGTGCAGTATTCATGTCACCGGAGGCCCTACAGCCCTGTACGGTGTAAGCTACAGTGCCATCAACCATGTTGGCATAGCCCACCTGATTCACTTGAGCAGCCAGGAGATGCTTCAACTTCCTGGACTTATGCACGCTGGAGTAGTACTCGTGCTCAAACGCTAAGGCATCGGGACTGACATGCTGGTCTAGTCGAGAGGCATCCATGCCCACAAAACAGGGCTCAGAAAATTCGCTCCAATAGCCAGCAATAGTCGATGCCCGCTTCCACGGCGGATCGCACTTGAGTACCACATGGTGCCCGAACACTCTGTCAATCGCTTTATAGGTGAGTTTCTCCAAAGGTCGGAGGAACCGCCCAAGCTCAACGTTGTATTCAGGGCTTCTAGGCTGGATGAGTCTGGGGCATGGGTTGGCCTTGAGGGTTGCATCATACACCT